CCACTCAGCAGGCCTTCGACCTTGCTCTCGATGCCTGGCGCTTTTGGGACTATATTTATATAAGCGTTACCCAAATCAGGCACGCGGATCGCCTCCTATCATGGATGCACGCCAGCGCTCAAAATCATCAGCAGAATCAAATCCAACCGCTTCCTGTGTGTTACCGCTCAGAATAGCAAGGACCGATTTCGGCTGATTTTGACCTTTTGTGCCATCCCTTGTGTTTTGCCAAACCAGCACCCTCACCGCGTCTGCAATTAATGCCTGTAGAATCGTCTCCAGATCCGCAGGAGCACCAGAGAGTGCCTGCATAATTCTTGAAGAGTGCCGGAGGCCGCAGGCCAGTCGTGCCGCCTGACGAGCTGGCAATGACCGATAATCAAGGATGTGATACGTTTCTGCAAAATCACAGATCAGCGCATCTTCATCCGTTGCAATCATCCGAGCCAGTCGAATCAGTTTTTTTCGGCGTCCTTTGCCTGCATGATCTCTTCCAGCGCCTGCTGGAGATCTGCACGCGGGACTCTGCCCCCGTATTTTTTGCCGATATGATCATATAGCGCGTCTTTCATGTCAGCGCCCAAAATCATGGTTAAAAGCTGAGAGAGCCCGGCAATCTTTTCAAAAGCCGGGCCCTTCGGATCCACAACCACAGCAAGGACATCGACAAAGCGCATATCATCCAGACGCTCGGCATCATATTCATACTCAAAGCCGGTGGAAGTAATGCCTTTGATCATGTCTCAATCCTCCTTATGCTGTGGCGAGTTTAATGTATTCGTAATGCGTATTGCCGCTTGCGTCCGGCATACACTCAAGAGTGACCTCATAGCCGACAGCTTCATCATCTTTGTAGACGATATCGCCGAGCTCACTCAGTTCACCCTGAGGGATCACAATGCGCTTCATGGCACCGCCACGCATGGCAATGTCAATGACATACACATGATCCTCAAGCGCCGCGACATTGGACGTAACAGAGATCGTCCCGGCTTCAGCGTTTACCGTGACATTACCGTCACCGTAGACGGTCTGAAGCACATTGGTATTGAGCGCTTCAAGGAAGGTCAGCTGGAACGTGTCCGGCTTCTCCGTGCTGACAACAAGCACAGTCTGACCGCCCCAGGCTTTGATCTTCTCGCTCTCAGGGCTGTTGCTGTTGGTCACGCCATCCTCGGAGATGTAACCCATGTCAACAAAAGCCGAAGCCAATGCAGTAGTGGCATCAGTCGGCAGAGCGGTACCAAGCGGCGCACGATATACCGCGCCGGCAACTTTCGGTTTACCGGCACTGACGTTATTTACAGTAGGCATATTGAGCCATACCTCCTTAATCGTAATAGACGATATCAAAAAGCGCCTGATATCTTGGCCGCTTCCTGGTATTGTCGGTATAATTGTAATCAGCGTTAAGATCGCAACTGCTGACAGCATCAAGATTAACACTGTCGGCCATTGCAGCCTTAACCTGATCATTTAATTGAGCGGCCTTCTCAATAGATGGCGCCCAGGACTGGATCGCCAGCGTGGCGGCATCGATCAGATTAGTTCGGCGGCTGCCTGTCTTCTCAACCGTCACCATAGTAGCAGGAGGATTAGACGGCACCATACCGTAAACAGGCACGTCAAGCCGCTCAGACAGATATGCAATTATTGTCGGTTCGATCATAACTTGACGCCTCCTGCTGCTTTCAGCAAAGTATTGTTTTCGCTGTTCTCTCGTCTGGCCGCGAATGTGCTGGCATGAACTGCCGCAATAGATACAAACCGGATCGGATGTGCGTCCTCGACTTCATACCCATCTCCGGCAGCGTTAGCAATCTGATTGGCTGCAGAATTGAGCACAGCCTGCATCTCTGAGCTTTTCATCAGCGCATTCAAACCGGACAAATTCAGCTTAAACGTGACTTTAGCCATCTCGCTCCACCCGGACCTTCTTATGCCACGGTGTCGGGATATTCGCCTCGATTCCTTGGATCGTCATGCCGAAGGTGCGATACCGACCGCCCCAGAACTCGACAATTGTATCTTCCCAGTTATGCGTGTCACCTTTTGGGATACCGAGCATATACTCGATTTTCTTCCCATAAAGTGACAACGTGCTGTCAATCTCCTCCGTGGTAGGCTGACCGATCAGCACGTTATCAACTGTTTCCAAGGTTTCGGCAAAAGTCGGAGCGTTGAATGAATCCACGCCGGTTGGAGTCATGACATGCAGGACAACAGACGTGCCGGTCATGTCGGTACCTCCTTCGGCGCCAGCTCCTGCACCGGACTGTAACTGCCGATGCTGTTTGACAGGCCGAGCAACTGCCGGTCCGATTTACTGAGATACAGCTCACCGGCCCCACCACCGGAGACTGTCCAGCTCTGCGAATAACCGAGGCCGCTCATACTGCCCTGGCTGGCTCCTATCGGATATCCAATCATGGTACCGTCACCGAGCTTGCGGATCACCATGCGACACGACACAATCTTCTTTGCGCGATATGGTGCATTCGGAGCGGCCGCGTCAAGCATCGCCGCAGCATCCTCCAGATACACCTCGCAGGCTTTCTGCTCGTCTTCCGACAGCACCCGCGTCATTCTCGACTGTATGTCTTTGACGTTTGCATATACGCTTTCACATGCAGTCATGAGGTCACCTCATTTCTCTGCCGGTTTCTTCCTCGCAGACTTCTTGACCGGTGCAGGCTTCTCTTCAACCGGATGAGCTTCAACGAGCTTATGACCGGCAGCAAGATACTTTTCAACCAAGTCACCAGGTACGGACATCTCCGTACCGGTGACCAGGTTAATCATCCTTGCCCGATCCATCAGGTGGTGGCGTCGGTCAGGACCGCGAAGCAGGCCGTATCAGCACGGAAGCCGACCTCGATCTCTGCACGGACCGCAAACATGTTGTGCTCCCACAGATTGACCTGATCGCCGCCGATGGTGAGAGAGGTCTGATCAGCAAAGCGGATCTGCACGCCTTCCACAGTGCCATACATGGCCTGAGTCCAATCGCCAGCAATACCGACTTTATTCGGAGTACCGGAAGCATACGCGCCCTTAGAGAGCGTGGTACGAGCGCCGAGAACCATCGGAACAGCGCCCTCAGCAACATTGTTGATAAACAGCGGACGCTGATTACCGTCAACAGCACCGAGCAGGATGCCCTTGCCCTGAGGAGACAGGACGATTCCGTTCAGGATACCGCCAGCAACAGCGATGGCAGAATCCGCAGCGACAAGACCGGCGTATGCATGAGTACCGCCGATACCGCACGCGGTAGCAGCGCCGAGAGTGTCAAAGTTGGCACCAGGAGCACCGGAAGCAGCGCCGAAGACAGTGGCGTCAAATTTGGCAGCCAGAGCCAGAGGCAGACGAGCAACAATAGCATCATACAGAGAAGCAGCATCGCGCCGGAACTCATCAGAGAAGGGGACGATGACAGCAAGCTTATAAGCCTGCATGACCTTAGTTGCAAGGGTAGGATTGGAAACCGGCTTTGCCGCAGTCTCTTCGACCCACGCAGCCTCAGGATCGCCGGTGATGACAGGAATGGTCAGGCCGCGACCTGGGAGAGCGATCTGACGAGCCAGCTGCATGACAGCGGACTGCTCCTGAGTTTTCTGAAGGATCTCCTGAGAGACTTCAGTCGGAAGTGCGATGTTAGAACGATTAGTAGAAATACCAGCCATTTTGGTTTTCTCCTTTCAAGAAATTATAAATTGTCTTTTGCCCACTCCGCGAATTTATCTCGCGCCTGTGGTGCAGAATCATGGTGTGCTTCGCCGCCATCCGGCACGACAGGATAGCCGTGACTCTGGGCGAAGGCTAGGATCTTGTCTGCCTGATCCGCGCAGGCTTCCTCCGTTTCTCCGGTTAACAGATTGACCGGAACCTTTTTGTCGGCGGCCACTTTGTCACGGATCTGCCGCAGATTTTCAGCGGTCTTCATACCGGCAAGCTCTGCTTTCAGATCCTCGATGGCCTTGTTGGCGGCTGCCAGCTGATCAGACTGACCGCTGCCGTTTTGCAACTGTGTGATCTTGTTTTGGGCTTCCGCCAGCTGGCCCTTGAGGCCGTCCAGGTCGCCCTTGGCGCTGTTGATGTCAGCACCATTGATGCTCATCAGCTTGTCGATCTGTTCCTTTGTAGCATCAGGGAAAAGGTCGGAGATGTCTGTGCGTTTCATTGTTTGTCCTTTCTCAGCTACGCTTTTAACGAGGTTGCCTCTCTGCTGTCGCGTGTTTTACGCCGCGCCCGGCAAGATTGGTATGAAAAAAACACCCTAGTCTGGATGCCTTAATCAACATTAATTTCTTCAGCGGAAGAGCTCTCACGCTCTTTTCGCTTTTCATAAGCGGATCGTTTCTGCGCGTTGATCTCGTCCTTGTTCTGGGCATAAAACTCGCGCCTCATAGCATTGATGCGGTCTTGCGGCTTTTTTCCATCTGCGTCATAGTACATTTCCTCATACTCGCGAGGATCGTACCCTTCGACCTCACTGTCATCAAACCGAATCGCATAGGTGCAATCACAGTTTGCATGGATATGTTCCGCATGACCGCCACGAATCGCTTTTTTGCTGGCTCTCTGCCAGCCTCTGGAAGCCAGCGTGATGCAGAAGGCACAAGTATCACCAACCGGGATCCATGCCCACTCAGCGCCATCACGGAGAGCATTCTGCATGGTTGTGTCCACTCCGGCCATCTTAACCAGGCGGCCAACCGCAGACGATACAATTTCATTGTTTCCGGTTTTCATGGTACCGACAACAGCCTTTGCCGTCTCCTGCATGGTTGCTGTGGCTGCTGGGACTGCCGGAGCAACTGATGCGCCTGTTGCCAAAGCCAAAGCATCATACATCTGAGCGGCAAGCTCTGCGGCTGCCTCTCCGTATTTGGTAGCCAGACTGTAACAGTATTCAATCAGCGCATCAACACCGGCCTGCGTAACTGTGTCATGCGTTTCAAGGTATCGGATAGCAAGCCGTGCGGCCTCATCATTAACCTTTCGCAGACTGGCGATATATTTAGACCAGACGCTTCTTGTGATCGTCATTCAATCCCAAGCTCCTTAAGCACCGCCTGACCGCGTGCTCTCTGTTCCTGCGCCTTGATCCGACGAATATCAGCCTTGTCGAAACCGATCATCTCAAGGAATGTGTCGGTTGTTGCAAAATTCTCACGAGAGCTTGCGATCTTAATCGCCGCGTCCGCAGTGGCAGCCACAGATGGCAATGCCGGATTTTTGAAGTGTGCCACAATGTTCTTCTGATCATCACTTAACGCTTCGATGGTTGTGTTATTTGAAATTGCCAGAGCCATCTGAGCAATGGTGCGAAGACTGTCACCGTTTCCTACGTTCATCTGTTCGGCCAGACCGACCAGCGTCTTGGTCTGCGCATCGATTGCATCAGAACTGGTAGGATTCGCGTCATTCACTACACCGGTATCTGTAACCGGAAGACCTGTTGCCGCAGAAAACTGAGTGGCCAGAACGCGGACCATCTCCACATGCGGACTGATATTACCCTGAGGCAGTTGCCCGAAGCTCGGCTTTTCTCCGGTTTCTGGGTTCGTTGTGGATGCAATGATGGATCCAACATACTGCCGGAACTTCTGATTGATCAGTGCATCATACTGATCATCCGTCACACCAAGCAGATATTTCTGCGGTGAGGTTGCAAACTCAAGGCCGATAGTGGCGTTGGCAATCGTCCTAACATATCCCTGAATCAAACGCCTCACCGGCTCTTTGATCCTAGACCGACCAAATGGTTTATTGCTGGTCGCATTCCAGATCAGCGGCTCCATAAGCGGCCTTCCCATTTTATGCGGAAAACGTTTTGCGGTCCAAGTCTGATCAACACACGCCATCACAATCACAGCATCATCGGTGTAGTAATTAATTAGGCTCGGTGTCCAATTAAACTCATTCGCATTATCCGGTACTGTGTCGATAATAGCGAACCCGCAGCGGATGCGCCCTTTTTCTCCGTTCCACAATGCCGCTGATGTCTGAGGACTGTGCCAGCGAATCTTGCACCCAATCGCAGAATCTCTGCTCAGAGTCGCAAAGGTGCAGCCGTATTTGAGCTCATCGCGTGAGGACTTCATATACTCCGCAATCAGCCTGTTATCCGCTACCAGCTGATCAAGCTCCGGGACGTCATTTCCATCCGCTCCGACAAATCCATCAAACATAGATCTGGCTGCAAGAACGTCAACGCACTTCGCTCCCCATGAGCATCCAATCTCAAGACCTTTCATGCCATCCGGCAGAGCAATCCCAAGATTGACAGATTGCAGACTGACTTTTCCCTCATAATATTTATTCTTTTCAATATTGCCGGACCAATGGCTCTCAAAGACTGAAATAAGCTTTCCGAGCCAATAACGTTCATCGTCAGTCAGACCGGCGATGTTCTCCGGCTGGATATAAAAAAGCATTATGGCTTCCTCCTATCCGATCCGCATTTTCCGTGCGGGGTTTCGTTTTGTAGTCTTAGCGCCCCAGAGCGCAAGAGCGGCAGCTTCAACCGGTGCAGAATTTTCTCCACCAAAGCCCCAGCCGCCACTAACAGGACGTTTTGTTGAGGTTATAGCGCTTTCTCTCAGCGCTTCCTGTCCAACATACCAGCTAACTGTACGTTCATTGACAGCGTTGCACAGCATACTGGCTGCGGCGATAATCTCACGGCCGCCTGGACGAATCACAGATCCCTTTACTCTCCAAACATCGCCGATCTTATCAACCAACACATCAGCACCGTTTCTGCCATCAATCACTACGCAAGCCGCTTTTTTCTCCCGCTCATTGAGCCAGTCTGCAAGCCATTGCATACCATGCCCGGTTGGCTTTCGCTGGATCATCGAAATACGAGCGGCACCGCCTGCCGGAATCACTGCACCGCAAAGAACAACCTCAGATCCATCCGCTGTGAATTTAACTCCGTATGCCGTCTTTCCTTCCGGCTTCATATCTGCACTTTTACATGCATCCCAATCTTTAGCAGGAATCGCATAGTCTTCTTTATGATCAACCACAGGCGTCCACCATCCGAGCCGCTCACGCGCAAATGTGTCAGCGTCCATCTGTTCACTCTCACCTTCAATAGTGGTTTCCAGAATACGCCGACCGAGTGCTGGATTTGATGCCGCCCACCTGGACTTATCTTTAATATCTCCAATCTCTGGCACAGAGAATTCAAACCATGCCATCCGCTTTGTATCACCTTGCAGTGCTCTACCACGGATTCCTCTGAAAACTACTCCTGACGCATTTGGATCTGGAGGAGTTCCAACATAGACCGTCTGAGGGTTAAGACTTGCCGATATAGCCGGAAGAAAAGATGCCTGTGCATCCTCATCCATCTCTTGAGCTTCGTCTATAATTAGCAGATCACCGTGCTGGCCTCTTCCACCGTTGCGCGTCCGTGCTAAGAACTTTATCCGTGCACCGCTTTTCAAAATGATCTGCTCACGACCAAGTGCTGTTTTTATATCAGCAACATATGGTTTTAATTTGGATGATTCAAAAAAATCACGCATCTCCTCAAACGTCTCTGTTGCCGTCTTCTGAAGGTGCGCTGTATATATTACTTGTTCATTAAACAGAAGCATACCTGCTGATGCACGACCTTGAACCAAAAGACTCTTACCATTTTGCCTTGGCACAGATCCTCCACAAGTTGCCGCCGCCCATTTCCCGGCAGAATTTCGACCTAACCAATCATCCAAAATATCTGACTGCCACGGATCTAGCTGTATCCCTCCAACGCGAAGGATCTTCTCCGCATCAAGTCCATCACTAGTATTATACTTTGGTGCGATTCTTACGGATGGCTCCTGCTTTCCCATCAGCTGCTCGCTCCGCGAGGATCTCGCTGATCTCATCGCCATCTTTATCCGTCCCTTCTATTTCCTCAATCTCACGGATTGTTTCCCTATACTGTCGAGCTAAAGCCGGTAAAGTGCGAATATCTGCGCCATCCATAGCTACATAAAGCTGCGCTTCAAGCGCTTTTAACTTATCTAGCCTAGTCATGAAATTCTCCTTGTGTGTAAATCGGCGCTGGCGCACGTGGGTCGCCGCCTGGGCCTGGAGGGGTTCCCTCCCCACCCTCTCGAACTGCATTACAAGGCGATCAGCTTTCGTTACCAATCACCATCGCTGATACTCACCCCTGACGGTATGGTATTCGGTAAACGCGGCAAGATCTTATTGCTCTTTGCCGCATTGCAACAATAGTGAGCTGCCTGGAGGTTGTCCCAGTCTC